GACGTCGCCACTTCTCTTCAGGTGCGCGGCCAGCTCACTGCCCTGGAACCACCCCCGGCCGTCGAGACCGAAGCCGGACTCACCCCAGGAATTGTCAATCCAGACCCTGTCGTTCTCCGCGTCGTACTGCCGCGCGAACACCTGGTGGCCTCCGGCAACACCCGAGCTGTAGTCGATGGTGATCTTTCCGTCCTTGCCCGTCTCGAACATGGAGTTCTCCCACTCCAGGCCGAGGGTTACCGGACCGGTCTGAAGAGCGGAGACGAGCGCCGCATAGGTGAATGCGTGGGTGTACTTGTCGGCGAATCCCAGCATCACCAGGGCCCTGGCCAGCGTGAGGCCATCAGACCCGGTGTCATCCGGCTCCCACTGTCCCTGATAGCTGTCCAGCCGCGTGACGAGCCGGTACATGTTCACCGCGAAGTTCTCGTCCAGGGCCCACGTCGAACCCGCCGCGAACTCCCCCTTGCTGTCCGCCTTGGGGATGACGACGCTCGTGACGCCCGTGTAGCCGAGAGCGTCGGTACCGAGGAATTCCGGCGCGTTGTTCGGAACACAGGAACCGATCTGCCCCTGGTCCAGGATCGGGATATGACGCTGCCAGGTGACCGACTTGATTGCGCTCTTCGGCATGACACCGTGGGCATAAAGGGCGCTGCGGTCATCGTGGCGGACGTGCCGTCCAAGGCGGGAATCCGTCGGGGCATAGCGGTACTCAGTGACGGCCATGTGCGGCGCCTTTCACAACGGGTAAATGCGAGCCAGCAGAGCAAACACCCTGACCAGGGAGGTTCGCATGAGCGAACCTCCCTGCGAACAGGTCAGTTGGTCTCCGAGATAACAACTGCCTGGTCAGTGATGAGGCCAAGACCCCAGCACGCGTACCACGCGAGCGCGTGTTCGCGGCCGAAATCGAGCACGCCGCCGTCCCTCAGCTCGACCGGGAGCGAGATAGCGTGGCCGAAGGCATTGTCGCCGACCGTAATCGACTGATATACCGGCGCAGGGTTCGAGGAGTTGCCATTGTCGACCTGCGTGACCTGGGTAGTTTCCACGAACACCTGGTCCGAGATCCGGCCGATTTCGCCGAGCATGAAGTTCCCCGGAGAGGCATACTTCGTGACCTCAATCCACTCGGGGTCATCCCGCAGTCGGCGGCTCTGGTGCGGGTGCACGAAGGTGACATAGCTGTCCCCTAGCCGGGGGACGTTCTTGGTCGCCAGTGTCTCGGTAATGTCCTTGCAAAGCGCGGCCGTGAAGTCGTACGTTCCGGTCAGTCCGGCGCGGTTAAGAGCCGCCGATCCACGGTCGTACGGAGAAAGCGGGGTGCGCTGCGCCTCGGTCAGCGTGAACTTGTTGTAGCCGTACAGAACGCTGGACGCCTGAAGCAGGGTGTCGCGAGCCTGGGCATCGAGGTACATTGCCATGTTTCGCCCGAGCAAACGCGAGGCGGTTGCCATCACGTCATCGAACGACGAGTTCAGGAGGAGCTCGGAGACGGCGATCGCCATGCCGTGCTCGGCGACGGTGATCGAGAACATGCTCGCGGCCAGGGCGTTCGTCTCCATGCGGACGCCTTCAACGAGCTGCTTGGCGGCAGGCAGGTTGTTGTAGCGGGCGAAGTTGACCGTGAGGCCAGGCTGCACTCCGAGCTCAGTCTTTTTGACTGCAAACTGCTCGAAACGCAGGATCGGCATCGACTGGAAGCATTCTTGTTACCCGGCCGATCAGGCGGGGCCAGGTCATTTCTGCCTGGCTCTTACACTTTGCCATCGTGCAAGATCGGACTATATCTTCAACTCCAGCTCGTAACGGATGATCCGTCCTTTACGATCTCTTGGAGTTGCCTCGCGTGTAGTCTCTACGGAGTCCCCGGATCGGGTTCCCTCGGTATTCCCCATGCAACGTTTCTGGTGGGGTTCACCGATACAGCGTGGTGTTTACCCAGACGTCACCGCCTGGGGTCCCCTTTAGGCGTTGAGGATTTCCTTCGACCAGATGGTCTGGATGACCGGGTTCAGCTGCGAGTTGGCGCCGCTGTAGTTGGTGGGGGACGCCGAAAGGAACGGCGTACCGGTGATGGCGTTGGCCATTATCTAGATCCTTTGACTCGTGACGATTGCTTAGCCAAAAAGGCCACGGTTGCGCACGGCGTCGCTCCGTCCGATGAAGTGCGGCCGAACCTTCTCGGCGAACTCCTTCGGCGACATGTTCCGGATGTCATCCGCAGACCACTGCTGGGTGGTCGGAAGCATGTCCATCGGGCCAGTCGAGCTGAATCCCGACGGGGTTACGCCCTGCTGCTGAGCGGCGAGCTGCGCGTTGGTGCCACGAACCTTTTCTGCGATAGCGGCGGACTTCGCCTTCAAGCGCTCGATACTCGCGTCGATCTCCTCGCGCGAGTTCCCATCGACCAGGTCAATGAGTTCGGGGGCGATGTGCTCCTGCTCCTGCTGGATACGGGCCTGGGTGTAGTCCCGCAGCGCCGCGAACTCCCTCTCCTTCTCAAGGAGAATCTGATCGCGCTGGCGCTCTTCCTGCATCGTGCGGAACTTCTCTTCCCACTCCTGCTGACGCGCCTCCAGGAGCTCCTTGGCGGACATCTCGGCCTCGCGCTTGGCGCGGGCTTCCTCTTCCGCCTGGGTGCGTGCGGCCTGCTCAGCCGCAGCGCGCTCCTCGCGCTCCTTTCGCAGGGATTCCAGTTCCTGCTGAAGCGGGGACAGCGTGGTGACCTGCTCGCGCAGAGCCTCCAGCTCCTTGTAGAGCTTGTCCTTCTCCTGCTGGCGGACCCTGGCGAGGTCGTCCTCGCTGTAGGTCTTTCCAGCCGGGCCATTCGTCGGCGCCTGGGCGGCCGGAATTGCGGGACCGTTGCTGGGGGTGGGCTGCTCGATGGGTGTAGCCATTACCTCGACTCCTACTACTTCTGATTCTCCGAAGTAGGCTTCGGCGGAGTTCGAGTGCCGTGTGCCTGTGTCACGAGTTCTGTAAGGATTTTGTGTGCGTCCTGCTGCGGCTTGAGCCCGGTATTCATCGGACTCGTTGCCGGTTGCCCCTCACCCGCCGGGGTGGGAGGCGCTGGCGCGTCAACCCCTTCAGGGGGAAGACCCGTCTCTTGGAGAATAGCCGAATTGATCTGAGCTCTTAGCATGTCGAGAGCGCCCTGCTCTTCGACGTCCTTCTGGAGCTCTTCGAAGATCTCGGCCATCTTCTCGTCAGGGAACTCTTCGCCGAGTGCCTTGAGTGCCCCACGCTTGCTTTCCAGCCCCAATTCCATCTTGAGCTGGATCTCGTTGAGCTTGACCAGGACATCGACCGGAAGGGGCTCAGGCCACTCACACGTCGTCAGGTAGACCTCGGGATCCTTGGGATCGATCTCCGAGTCCTGGTTGTCGGTCTGAATGCCCTCAGTGTCCGGGTCGTACTTCAGTGACTCCGGCTCGAAAAGGAACAGGGTCCTCAGCGCCAGCTCGTTGATCTTCTTCAGGCCCGGCTCATAGCTCATGAGCTTCAACGCCCGGCGCTGCATGGCGCTTTGGTACTGAATGGCGAGCGCGACGCCTGACGTGTTCGACACCGCCTGGACCTGCCCGAGGGCGGTCTCTGGGACGCCGGTCATCTCATGCATCATGCGCTTGATCTGCTCAAGCAGGGCGATGGGACCGTCGAGGTCTACGAGGCCGTCAAGGTTGCTGATGGAAGCATCCTTGGATGGTATAGACCACACTTTCTTGGCTCCACGCTCAAGGTTGCTCGCTTTCGCCCCTACCACCACCGTGACGGGTTCTGCGTGATACGCAACGATTTCCGCGATCTGTGTCGAGGTCTCGTTGTATTGGCGGTTGAGAGCAAGGATGTCCTGCATGTCGCTCATACCCCAAGGTGAGCCGGGGACGGCCATGTTGGGGATGTGGACGATCGGAATCATGCCCAAGGGATTGGGGCGCGGATTGGTGATCCCTTCGCCCTCGATGAGCTGGTCATTGATGTACTCGGCTATGGTGTCGTCTGTGATCCGTTCACAGTAGGTGTACGCCTGGCGAGTCCCATCTGTTCCAATGCCCCAAAAGCGGTACTTGAGGGTATGCCTGATCAATCTCTCGCGGTCGTGTGGATGCCATTCCGGAAAGCAGTGCGCCGAGTTGAGGGGGAGAATCCTCACGCGAGCCGGATGCTTGTTGCCTGCCGGATCCGTGTATCCGGGGTCGTAGGCCACCTTGATAAAAGCGTCACCCGACACGCCGCCCTGGAGACCCATCTCCCAGATGACGCTCTTCTTGTTGTTGTCGACTTCCCAGATCCGCTTCAAGAGAGCGGGCACGACATGCTCGTACTTCTTCTCAGCCCCGAAGTGGACTCCCCGGCCGAAGCAGAAGTTGACAGCGTATTCGGTGAGGGCTCTCGCGTAATTGGCCGTGACCTGGGTTTCTCCGGGGGCGGCACGGTAGGCCCACATGTAGCCGAGGTAGGCGGCCCAGTAGCTGGCGTAGCGGCTCATCCGCTGGCCGTGCACCTCGAATTCTTCGTCGCTCAGCTCGATGAGGCCCAAGGGGCTGACGCTGACGGCAAGGTCGCTCGCCTGCGCGCGCATTGCGGGAGGTGCGAAGCTGATCGACATAGGTCCCCTCGTGACTCCTTGAGCGGTGACGCGGAGTACGAAGGGAGATCACGAGGGCGTCCAGTGCTTATCCTCGCATAGCAGCTAGAAGTGCTTATAGAGGAGCTAACGCAAAAGGCCCCGCAAGGGGGCCCTTTGCGCGTCGCAGGAATCAGGTGACGGTGACGGAGTTCGACGCGGCGGACGCGGCGGACGAAGAGAACTGGTTGTTCGCCTTGACCGTGAAGGTGGTCGCTCCTGCGGTGAGACCGGTGAAGGAGACGGAGGTGGCCGTCGGCTTGACCGTCTTGGTTGCACCCGTGGACGCCGTCACCACGTACGACAGGTCCGGCGGCGGCACGGAAGCCGCCCAGGTGACATTGGCGTTACCGGCGCCGCCCGGAAGGGACGCGACCGGCGTACCGGGTACGCCCGGCGTGGCATGGGCTTCCGGCTCATTGCGCTTCTGGACGGTCCAGGCGCCGTAGTACTGCGGCGGCTCCTGGGAGGTGTCAGCGCCGTCGGCGGCGTACTGCGCCTTGATGGCCGCCTCGGCGTTGGTGTAGGTCGACAGCGGGTGCGTGCCGGAATTCTGGCTGGAGCCGCTCGACGGCGGGGTGTATCCGGGCCACTCAGACATGTA